CGAGTCTCGAAAGGGTTTCGGCCACGTTGTCGGACTCGGATTGGACGGCTGGCTCAGCCCAAGGCGGTGGAGGGGTGGCTGGGAATGTCATCGGCGCCTGACGCTCAAGACTGGGCGCATACAATCCCTCGCCAAGCTTGGTAAGGTTCGCCAATCCGCCCACACTTCCAATTGCTATCTGACTTAACTGTGCCATGTCCTGACATATCCCAGCCATTCCGTCGAGTATGTCGCCGTTGCCCAGCGCAAGTTCGGCGCTGCATGTTTGGGCGTCAGTCACCATACGCCTCGGCAACTGTACGGACGATGAGAGCGGTGTCATCCACTTCGTCGGTTGTCGCAGTCGCAGCGGTCACGAACGAGCCGGCCACCACGAACGAGCACCTGTCAATCGAGCTCACACGCGTTCCTTCCAGCTCAGCGCCTGCCAATCGAATTGTCGGCCATCCAATGTTCCAAGTGCAACCACGAACGCCAATCGATCGTCTGGCGGCAGTGTAAAGGCGACATCGAACGGCACCCCGTTCCTGATCAGGTAGAGACAGTCGATCAGGTCGGGGTGCCGGCTGAGTTTCCCGCGTTGGCCAGGAACTCGCTCGGCTTGGGCTCCACATTCGCCTGCAGCGCCTACGCGATAGTCGCAATGCCCCCATCCCCTAGGCGGCTCACCATTGCCTCGATCTGCAATTCGTTGGCAAGCGGTGGTACAGGTATGTCGTCGATACTCGATACGGAAAAAGCAATTATAGCCATACCCAACCAGGGTTGGTTCTGTGACAATAGTGGACCGGCCGCCTTGAATAACCGAAGCTTATCCAACGCACTGAGCTGCCGCAATGTCAGGCGCCGTCCATTAGGATCCACGACCGTCCGAGTGGCGGTAGCGGTGGCAACTATGGCTGCAGTTGGGGTCATCAGACGCGGCGCCTCCGCACGGCGAAATATTCAAGCTTCTGCTTGACGCTGCTGTCACCCTTCCAAATACCAGCATTAGCCAACCGGAAGGTAACGCTATCGTACTGGTATGTCGAGATGGAACCGTCCGTTTCCGTAATATATTGATACATCGTACCCGTGCCCGCACTGCCCCCGCCGAAGTATTGCTGCTCGGTCGCGGCGATGAAATCATCGACCGTGGAACTTCCACGCTCGATCTCGAAGCTGCCTTCCCAACCTTTGGGCAATTCGGCCCCCATCCGGGTTCCATCGAGTCGGTCAACGCGAACGGCTTGGGTGAGCTGGCGACTCTCGAAGGACGTGACGTAGGTCAGGTCGACGCGACCTGTAGGACCTATCACCACCAGTTGTGTATCGCGGCCGACTGAGAATGTAGTCACTGACATTTGAGAGCCTCCTATGCCGTCTGCCCGCTAGGCAGAGTCTGAACAGACACCTGCACAGTTTGACCACCTTCGATGTTCACGATGAACTTCTCGTTGATTGCCTGGTATTGCACTTGAGCGTCCGACTGCACGTACCCGAGATTGGTGCGGCTGGATGGATTATTCGATGTGTCGCAAATGACACTGAATGGCAAGCTGCCGCCCGCGCTTCCAAGCAAGCCCTGACCGAGCATGTTCTGAAGAAATGCTAGCTGTGTAGCGCGAATTCGCTGAAACAGATCCGAATTTATGACCTGACCCACGTATTGTCCCATGCCTGCCGCGAGCGTTGCGGCGATATAGTTGGTGAGGCGCGTGTAGTTGTCGCCATCGACCGCCACGTTCGATGACGAATTGTGCCCTCCACGCACACCCCAGAAACCACCACCAGGCTGCGGGTTGCAGATCACATCAATGCCACCGCCGATCAGCACGGTAAGGTCTGCGGTGGAGTAGGAACTACTTTGGCCGGATCCGGGCGTGCCCGATTTCTGGCTACCAACCACACTATACAGTTGCTTATTCAAGCTCGACTGCTCGGGCGAGAGATTGGCAAGACGGCCAGCTGCAAATCCTTGTGGCGAGACCAACCGGATGGTGCCATTGACCTGATCCGACCACCATAGCCAGTCACCAAACATGAGCTTTGCCGCATAGCTGTCCAGTCCCGCCGCCTGTTTCACCGTGACCGCATTTTGAATCGTATCCCCGGCTGGCCCCGTCAGAATCATATAAATCCCTTCCTGAAGCCCAAAGTCGGCTTGCGTCGTCCATTGAGTGGGATCGTCCGCGTCCGCCAACATTGCAATTCCGCATCCTTGGCCTCGCAGTGCATACATGCCCGTACGAGGCGGACTGTCGACACCGACGAGCCCGGTCGCTGTCACGCTGTCCGCGCCGTCTGTGCCGGACCGCCCCGAGCCAAGTGCCACAGAAAATGCCACTGGTGGAACGGTGCTGCCACCGGCATTAACGACCACAAGCTGTGACTGTCCGCGATGAGGCCCTTGCCCTTGGTTCACCGCAGCAGTCAGCGCGGTCCAGAATACCGCGCCAGTTCCACCGATGTTATTGTATACTTCCGGCTGCAGTCCGGGCAGCGACACCGTAAGGCACCAGGTATTGGACTGGGAACCCGACGCCAATGCCAACGTAACCTGATTGCCCAATGAACCTGTGTAGAGCGCCGTGAAGGTGACTGTGGTACCAGGAATCACCACCTGCGCGGCGGTGTCGGTGTTGTCAGTCACTCGCACGCACCGGTAGTTCTGCGCACCCTGCTGCACTGCTGTCGCGACCTGCGTTCCCATGTCGAACTTGCGCGCTATGATTGGTCCGAAACTCTGCGCATAATCTGCCATCGTAGCAACGATCACTGGCTGATCGACTGGCCCCCACGATGCTGTGCCAATCACACCCAGCACGTTGGTCGGCACACCGTTCAACACCAGATTCTGTGGCGGAACAATCTGGACATAGAGATCGGGCACCACGAGAGCCGTGGTATTGATGGCGCCTTGCTGCACAATCGGCATTTCATTCAAGCCCCCTTATTCGCCGACGCGACCACGCGCACGACGGAGCGAGCATGCTCGCTACTTAGCACCTCAGCGATGCGTGCAAGATCCGCAACGACGTCGCCGCGAACGACCTCAACACGAGGAAACGCCTGCCCATCGGCCCTCCAGTAATCAGACCGTGGTAGCTGTCGAATTGAGTACAAGGTCACCAAACAACATTGCCGGCTGTGAGTCTGAGATTATGGTTGCATACTCGACGCTGTACATCAGGTCCCGCCGATAAAGGTTTGCATCCTGTGACTGATCGAACACGGTTGTGCCATCGTAAATCAGCCTGCCCTGGGAACCATCCTGGAGTGCAATGAAACGTAGCTGACTGAGCGCCTGGTCTATGGCCGTTGAGGTGTTGTCCCGGCTGGCCGGCGTTGGACACCAGCATATGACGCGGAAGACCTGCCGCTGCCTACGAACTTCCTGCTGCACCCGCACATCGGCCATAACGCGTGCCACCAGATCACCGGCGCCGGCAATCGTAATCGTGCAGCCGGATAGCTGGATGATCGAATGGTCACGCGCCAGTTCCCTCAGATTGGCTGCTACAAGCGCCGGCGTATCAGCCGTCTGGGTACGATAGGCGTAACTTCTGCCGTCTATCAGGATGCCTGCGATCTGACCCGGATCGGCGCTTCCCCCAAAAGTGACGGAGTTGGCGGCAACTACAGCGGTCAATACAGGTTGTATAGGCGACCCGAGCCATGCCTTTGCATAGCGGGTCATGTTGCTGCCAGAACCTTGGCCCGGAAACACTGTCACGTTGATCTTGCCCGCCACCAGATCAGTATTCAGCGCCGTCGAATTTGGCCAACCGCGGTAGACGCGACAAATCGGCCCTGGAACACTTGGCTCAGTCGTTCCACTCGGGTAGAGCGCCGCAAAGGCAACTTCCACCAGAGCGTTCTCCACATCAGACTGGTCAGCCATTAGGTCGTTGCCTGCCTTGCCGTTATGCGCCAGCCAAGGTCTGTTAATTCCGCAGCGGTTACAACTGCGCCGCGCGTCAAATCGTCGGTAATGAGATCCGATGGGGATAGAACAACCTCTGAGAGGGCAGGCAACAGCACCGTCCAATAAGGCTCTGCCGTGGTAACTGGCAGATTAGGTTCGGCGCGTGCCCTACCAGTCGCGTCGAGTACGCTTGCCGGCCAATTGGACAGGAGCAGGGTATTGGTCGCGGGCGTGGCACCTCCGTAGTCATTCACGCCGGTATTCGATGGCGCCGCGGGTCGCCAGAACGAAACCATCCTGTTAGTAGAAACGCACAAAGTCGGCAGCAATTGCTGCTGGGCGGCCACAAACCAGATCCTGTTCCGCTGCACGAGATAATCGCCGGGCCGCGTGTATGCTGCGTCGAAGACGCCGTACCACAACGCAGCGCCAAAAGCGTTAGCGCGCGAGAATTTCCCGTCTGGTGCCGAGAAAGCAGCATGGAGACGCAAGAAACGATTTGCCGGAGCAAGCGGATCGGAGATGCCGGACGGTCGATATGCGTCGGTGCGCGCACCGATGGTACGCGCCGCGACATTGAGGCCCCAGTGAACGCGGTCTTGAAGATGCGCAGAGTCCATAGCTAGACCACCAACGTAATGCCACTGTCATTCAAAGTGGGTCCAGGGGGAATACCAAAAAACCCACACAACCGCCGGCACCAGTCATCAAATAACTTTGCTCGGTCCTCTGGCTCGTCCCGGTTGCGCGTCCAAACCGCCGCTTGGTCAGTATCCAAATTCTCGCCGGCACGCGGAACCGCAAATTCCAGCACCGTGAGAGTACCTAGGTAGCGCCGCACAACGGATTCTTCAGCATCGGAAAGGTTGTTCACACGGAACTCAAGCAGACCATAAGCCTGGTAGAAGCGCCAAGTCTGAAAGCCCACCGGCGCTGCTCCATAGGCCGGATAACCGCAGAAACGTCGGATATCCGTTTTCTCCGCATCGGTAAATGCCATCAGAGGAAGGATCCGTCACCACGGGTGAACAGGATCGTGCCGCTTCCAGATGCCAGCACTGCCGAAGCGTGACTGACCAGAGAGTTCACCGACAGTATCATCCGTGAATTCGCCATCACCGGCATGTCGAGCGCCGAAGCAGACACTGACGGATCGGCTCCGAACCGGACATACGCGAGTGAGGAACTTGGGTTCGTTACGACTACCGAGTCGCCTCCGCCAGACAATTGAACTGCGACCGACGTGACGCCCGCACTGAGCGAAACTGTTCCGGTCGCGCGAAATGGTGTGATCGAACCGTTAGCCATGGGCTGCCTCGTCCCTTCGCAGTTCAGCCGACGTGCTCCACCATCACCGCACGCTTGAATGCAGCATTGGTAGCGGTCGGGACCGTAGTCGGATTGGTCGTCGTATCCGATGGAGCACAATAACCACCAATCCAATACCAGGATTGGGCTATGATCTGTTGCAAACGATCGATGGGTTCGCGCGTCACCATAGCCACATCGTCAACGACGGATACGATGGACTCCTTGGGCGCAACATCCTCAGCAGCCATTCCGGCAAAATCGCCCTCTATCAGCGCACCCTGTCCACAAATGATAGGTCTACGAACCATTAAGCCCGCCAACGATGGGTGAGGCTGCACAAAGGCCTCAGTTGTCGGAATGAAGCGCAGTCCAAGGAAATCGTTCGTCATTCCCTGACGAAATACCTGATTTGCCGAGGTGGCACCTTGAAATAGCTGTTTGAAATCAGGATCAGCAAATAGCTGCCGCGCCGATACCGGATCAAGGTAACAGTTGTACACTCCATCAATCTCCGGCACGGCATTCATACGCAACTTAGCGACAGCGTCCAGTAGGCAGGACATTGTTAGCATGTCCGTGGCCGTCAAAAGCGAGGTGTTAGTTCGCTGCGCCGGACGGACGATGACGGATGCGTTGGTCGCCAGGACACTGTTACCCGCGGTACCGTCAGATACCAAGACATTACCGGAGAACGTCAGCACACCGGAAATGCCGTTCGGTGCGGTCGAAACATTGCTCGCATCCGCCGCCACCCCCACCAGTGTATAAGCGTTCGTACCTACCGAGACCGTAAGCGGATTGGCAACGCTGACTGCCTGCTGGACGCCGTTGACGAACACATTCTGAAAACCGCGAATATCGTCAACAGTCAGAGCGAGGCCAGCGCTGCCTAAGGTCGTCCGCACTCGCGTATTCCCGCCAAAGTAGCTGCTGAACAGTGCATTCCGGGCCAGCTCGTCCAGGCTCCGTGCAGCCTGCTCGCCATTGACGTAGGCATTCTGCAGGAACTGGGAGGCAATACCCACGCGGCTGGTGACCATATTCAGATCAGTCGTGGCGGCATAGTGGTTGATTGTGATCGTGTACTGTTCCACGCCCCAGTTCACAGGAGTCAACCCATTGTCGAGGTTGGTGTTGGTGCTTGGTTGTAGCGGCGTCGTAATACTGGGCTTCAGCCCGGCTCGTGTCTTAGTGAGCGTCTCACCGATGCCAACCGCGATTTCCACCCTATCGGCACACGCACGATAGCCCATCCTGGATTTGAGTGCCTGTTCGAATTCGCGGTCCAGAAAGCCCTGCTGGATGATCGGCTGTAAGGCAGGCGGGAAATTTTGAATGCCCATTCGGGTATCCCCTCAGGAAGGTTGATGTCTGTATTCGAGAGACTAGCCGTTATGCAAGGTCTGCTCTCACTCACCAGCGCCGTTTCAGCAGTGCTGCGCGGGCCGAACGATACTCTTCGTTAGTCATTTCCGTCGCGAGCCTCTGTCGAGGTGGCTGCGAGGGTGGCACGTTGGCTGGGCTGGATGACGAGGATCCCCCGAACAACCAAGGCTTGCCGCGCTTGAGTTGCGCTATCAGCTCAGCAGCATTTTCAATCTCGGCATCCGCATTGAGCCTTATCTTGGTGGGATCGAGCAGTTTCAGTCCATCAAGATCGATCATCCCCGCTCGCACCGCCTCAACTTTGAGTTCGGCACGAACTGAGCGCTCTCGTGCCTCCTGTTCTGACTCCACGAGTTTGGCTTCAAGTGCTTCAGCGCGCGCGCGGAGACCCACGATCGAGTCGACCGGGGGTTCGTTCGTGGTATCGTTATCTGACATTAGCTCCGTCCGTTTCTCTTGCCGTCTGCGGTGATGCGTGCCAATTCGCCTGGCACGTCCTCGATATCGTAGGTGTCAGCTATCGCCTTGACCGCGGTCTCGCGACTGATCTGACCTGCTCGTGCCAGTGTGCTTAGAGTCTGGGCATCTTTCTGCCGGTCATCTGACGTCGGCGCGTTCCAACGAGGCCATTTGAGTCCTAACCTCGTCGCTGGATCGAGGGCGGTAATCTCCCGTCCCATCACACGCAGGTTGTAAACCTCGGAAGCCCGCAGGACCATGCGTGCGAGCGCCAGCAGAGCGTTCTCGCCATAGCTAACCCGTAGGTTGTCCGCAAGCCAGATCAGGCCCTGGTTCATCAGCTCAAGGGCACGACCCGATTGGGTAGCCGTCAGTCGGTCGGCATTCGCCCGATTGCCATGGATGCTCTCAATAGCGAGCTCGCGCAGCGTGCGAACATATTCGATCACGGCTGCTGAGGCAGTCCCGCCAATTTCCAGCAGTTTCGCATCGCCTTTTTCGCTGACCACCAGAGCATTGCCGGCACCCTTGACGATCTCGCTGTCGGTCGTGGCAGGCTCCTTGATCAATAGTGTAGGGTCGCTGCTGTATTTCAGGCCGCGGCCAGTCTGACTGAGCTGGTAGTCAATCTCGATTTGAGTCTCGACCGCTGCACGAAAACTGCAGGCGCCGTCAACAACATCTCCGGTAGAAGATGGGCCAGGTAGATTACGAATCCAGACCATCGGCACGAAGCCAAGGCCGTGCTGCACGCTACGCGTCTCATCGACCTCCGGCTCGTTCGAACTTGGAACCGGCGACGGCAGAAACCAGGTTTCATCGTTCGCATCCCACCGACGCATGAACCAGTAGTCGACCGTGGGATCCGCGACGTCATAACCGTTCGATACAAAGAGAGCCCCTGGCACCTTGTATCTTTCCGTGACGCGTACCAATGTGTCGGGCTCCTCTGGGTCCCATTCCGGGGTCAGGTACGTCGAATCCAGCGAATCAAAGAAAACACGGTTTTTTAAGACACGCATCTGAACGGCAACGGATCCGATAGAGCCGCGCATTGCTGCTTCCGTCATTACGAGGTTGAGGCGCGTTTCCTTGACAATGTCGCCAAGGGTCGCCTGGATGTTGCGATCGGGACAGTTGATTGTCGGGAAATGCCCCTCGCTAAAGAGCAGCGAAACACTGTCTTCGACCACGACACGACACAACGCGTAGCGTACGCTGGGCCGCCGGCTGCGAAGCGGTATGTATTCGCCGCCCCCACTGCGCTCCTCGTGAAATTGGTACGGCAGGACGTCATACAATTTGCCATCGAGAACGCGCTTCAGAATATCCAACGTCCGCGCACGCGGTGGGTAATCCAGATCACGTGGGATCAGATCGCAAATCGTCTCGAACATCGGCCCTCGGAAGTCTGCTTGGCGTCTGAGAAGGGGGGGGTGCGTCGGCTATCGCGACAAATACGATACGGAGAGCTTTCTCATCGGTGGACCACTCGCGGTCAGCATTCTGAAGGCTCGCGATAGTGCGTCGACCTGATCGTCCTTGCGACCAAATGGAAAGTCGCGCAGCTCATCGAGGAACGCGTGATTCCAGCCAGCGCGGACAATGTTTAAGTTGCCCGCTTCCACTTGCGATGCCACCGGCGCGGCGCGTGTTGTCTTCGCGCCTGTCTCGGGTGTCGCTGTTATTCGGTGCCCGGCAAGTCCTCTGACAAGATACGACACCTGAGCCTTGCCAGCCTGACCCGGATCCTCCGGCAGCCCAATTCCGACTGATCGGCCATCGATGTGAGCGGCGGAGAATATGGCAGTTTCGACTTCGCGCGGACTGCCGCGCAGGCGAACGACATCGAGTACTGTGAACTGTCCCAATGTATCACGCGCGAGTTTTATACCCACGGTCCAATCAGGATCATTACCACCGGTCGCGACAGTTGCCGCCAGGTCCCATGCCCGCACGACCCGTCCGGCGGAGAGTGATTGTGGGGTGTCGAGGACCCCGATGCATGCTGTCTTGAACAGACTACCCTGCAGGGGTCGCGGGCATTGCTGATACACCGCCGACCAGGTTCGCTCTCCAACCGTGTCGCGCTTGCGCAGCAGGGCGGTGGCGTCTTCCCACTCCGGCCAGAGCGCAGAACCCTGAACCCGCCCAAGCGAGTCATTGTCCTGCGCGACCGCGGGAAGACATATAGTCTTCCACTCTGCCTCGTTCTGCGCAAGCAGGCGACCGGCCAGATCGTCTTCGTGCCACCGTGTCATGATCAGTACAACCCGTCCATTTGGCTTCAACCGCGTGATAAGGTCCGCGCGATACCAATCCCACAATCGTGCCCGCATGACGGGACTGTCAGCCTCGGCATGGGATTTGATCGGATCGTCGATGATGACGAGATCCGCGCGCCGGCCGATGAGCGGGCCCCGTATCCCAGAAGCGAAATAGTCCCCCCTGGTCGACGTTCTCCAATGGCCAGCAGCACGATCTCCTGCCCGCAGGCCGTAACCGAGCTGCGAGCCATGTTCCAAAATGAGATCGCGTGTCTGTCGGCCGAAATCCTCAGCAAGACTTCTCGTATGTGTCGTGGTAATCACGGAGCTGTTCGGGCGCTGCGTGAACCACCATGGCGTGAATAAAATTGATGTATAGGTACTCTTCGCAGACCCGGGTGGCATTAACACCATCAACCGATCGATCTCACCGTGGCAAATCGCTTCCAATTGTCCGAGCAGCAAGCGGTGATGGCTCGCCGGACGCATGGCGCTCTGCCCAAGCACCAGGGTTGTCCACCCAATCAGACTGACGTGGATGGGGTCCCGTTCGATAATGTCCCCGGCCAAGCTCTGCGGGTCATGGAGCTCGGCATTGGTCATGCGGTGGTTTGGCGAAGCCAGGGGACGCACTCGGACATGTCCCCATGGTAGGTAGCTTTATACGATATTCTGGGGCATCTTGGCAAGGTATTTCTTCTTATGATGAGCCTCTTTTCTTGTAGGCGATTTGCCGCCGGGGCACTTGCGCTTCTCGTTGGCTGTGCGGGCGACCTTGGCGAGCGCCTGCAATCGGGTCAGGTGCTGCCATGGCAAGGTCTCCAGGGGCGCTGGGTTGGCTCTGTCGTCCCACGCGACGCTTCCTGTGGCCACACAACACAGGGCCTGATGTCGATCGGCGAAAAGGGCTTCGGATTCGATCCCTTCCAGAGCACGACAGTGATTCAAGGTGTGGTCACCAACAACAGCCACCTCTCCGGTACTCTGACCCGGCAAGGCGGCGAGCGGCAGGGTCTATCGATCACTTTCGACGGCGCGGCGAATCAGGTCGATTCAAAAGCCGACACAATTAGCGGGACGCTCGTGTCTGGCCGATGCCAGTGGACCGTGACGCTTCGCCGGGGATGACGGGAACTGCACGTGACCGGACTCGGTTACGGCGTCACGGCAACACAGGCGTGAATTCACGCTGCGAGTCGAAAATTGACGCTGAACTAACTGGCAGCTTGCTTCCAGCTTCTCAGTCGATGAGTCAGATTGGCGCGGTACTGTCCCTGCTTGGGACGGCCTATTTCCCGCAACGGAGGCAATTGTCGGAGCGAAGTGATGAACATGAATAGGGCGGTTGTCATGCATGATGCAGTGCAAGCCAACCCAGCCACGCCTGCACTGCGCAGCCGGAGGCCGCTGCTGGTCGTGGTGGAAGACGAACCGCACCTGTCCGAGGCATTTAGGAGTATCTGCGAATGTCTCAACGTGGCAGTCGACCGCGTACCACTCCTTGATGACTTGAATGTGGTGTTACATGCCCGCCGCCCGATGGCTGTCGCCACCGACCTGGATACTCAGAACCAGGACAGTCGCCATGTACTCATGACGATTGCCGCCTATGATCGACGCCTGCCGGTCTTGCTGATCGCTAACGGCAACCCCAACCTGCTTGACGCGATGGATGCCTTGGAGAAAAAGTGGGACCTATCTGCGGTGACGAAATGGTCGAGCCAGCCCGCCGTCGGAGGTTTGATTGAATTCCTGTTCCGCGCCGGCCGCATGGGCAATTGCATGCGGGTGATGCCGGTCTGACACTAAAACAGATCGGGGGTCGGCAGTGCTTCTCGCTACGCCGGCGTTGCACCGATAGGACAGTTGCCCCTGCCACGTTTGCGCGCGGAGACGGCGTAGGCACCAAAGGGACGAGAAAGATCGACGTTGGGCGTGGCGATCGTAGCTGCATATTCAGCCCAGTCGCTCAGGGTGAGCCCGCCCATATCAGCTACGCTGGAAGTGGCGCAAAGTGTGCTGTCGGCGAATGCTATCCGCGGCAGGGGCTGTACCTGAACCAACGGGAAGTCCGCCCGCAGCCGTATGCTCGAATGCGTGCGAGTCAATCGCATGTTAGTGATGAGCGGACCAAACCAACGATCCGTCTCGATGATTCCTTCGTACAGAGCATATCCTCCAGGACCTGGCAGGTTCGCCGGTGCACGAATGAGCAACCCCCAATCCTGCGCGGTCCGCGCCATCAGGCCTGTCCATATTTGCAGCGTGCCAGGTTCAGGGAGTGCGGTCAGGAACGGCGGTGAGCAACCCGCCAGCGAGCTCGGTGCGGTCGCGTCGAAGCGCGCTGCGAAGTCCGGAAACTGCGCCGCAGGTTGTAGCGGAAGCCAATCCATTTCAGCAGCATAACGCCAGAATATGTCATGCCCGTCCCAAAGAATTTCCATATCGATCGGAGAAAACACCCACCAGCCAAATGCTGTGGCGGTAGTAACGGCCTCGCAGTAACGGTACGCACGCGTCGGCAGTGTTCCAGCAGCCGAGCGATCCGCCCGTAGCGGAAGTCGCGCCTCATCTATCAGACGAAAGAAACGGACAATCGGCGTGCTGAGAAGAACCATGACAAGCGCTCTCTTCATCCAAGTGAGCGGTTTTCAGGCAAGCCGCCCGCGGCCGCGCGAACAGCCGCGGGTTGCTCCGACCAGACACCGTGGCCAGGCTGATGCCGGTCTCGTCGATGCGGCCCGCTCAGCGACTCGCGGGTGCGGCAGGCGGCAATCGCCAGCCTGCCCCCATACGAATGCGACCAGTATCAGTTGTGACGGCGGCCGGGACAATTGGGAGAGGTGGTTTCATATCCGCGTCCTTTGGCAGATGAACGTCATCCCAGGCAATGGCCGATACCCCGTTGATCGCTCCAAGTGCAGCGTCTACGCCGCGCCTGGCGGCGCCAGGGGCTCGTTAACGATGCTAGATGTGGCGGGAAGGTAGCGGACGCAGTTCGCCCGTTGACCGGCACCCTATACAGCGGCGGAGTCGACGCGTCAAGGAAGTTTTCCTAGATCAGAGGGAGCCAGTCCACGCCTGGATCCCGAGGCTGGTCAAAGCGATGGTCGCCCAGGTAACCAAGCCAAGCAGCAGTGGTCGTGTACCGGCCCCAACAAATGCGCGCCAATGCCCCTGCAGGCCGACAGCGGCGAGTGCGACCACCAATACCCAACGGCCTGCAAGCTGCACGTTTGGCCCGAAATGGCCGAGCAGCCCCAGTGTATTCAGCAACGACGCCAGGATGAACAGAATGATGAAGGCCGGCACCGCTTGATACACTCGCTGTATGAGCGAACCGCTGTCACGCGCCGAGTCCCCACCCTCAAACCACGGCAGCAACAAGCCGAAGCCAATCACCAGCGGGATGATAAGTGTCGTACGTGTGAGCTTCACGATAGTGGCGATGGTCCCCGCTGGATGGCTGTACGCGAATCCTGCAGCCACAACCGCGGAGGTGTCGTTCACCGCCGTCCCCGCCCAAAGACCAAAGCCGGAATCGCTCAGCGACAACAGGTGGCCGATCGCCGGAAAGGCAAACACGGCGAGCATGTTGAAGAAAAAGATCACAGAAATCGAATAGGCGATCTCTTCGGCCTTCGCACGTATGACCGGTGCCAGGGCGGCAATAGCAGACGCACCGCAGATTGTCGTGCCGATCCCAATCAGGCAGCGCATGCGCCATCCAACCCCCGTCATCCGGCCAATGAGCAGCGCGCAGCCAAGGCCAACTGTGATGGTGATGGCCAAGATTGGGATTGAGTCCGCGCCGGTCCGCAAGATGTCCCCCAGATCGAGGCTTGCCCCCAGCAAGATGATTCCGCCCTTCAGGCATATTTTGCTCACCTCGCCAATCCGCAGAGTGACAATCTGCAACGGTCCTCGCAGCGCATTAGTGATAATCACACCGAATGCAATCGCAAATATCGGCGCACCAATGAGGGGCGCCATGCTCGCTGCGGCATTGGCGGCAGCCGCGATCACAACGCAAAGCGATACACCGGCAAGTAATCTAGCCCAACCGGACACTGTGTCGCGCGATGTCCCCGATATCGCCAATCCTTGCATCGCCATTATCCGTCGCACCCCCACGTCCTAACTGGTCAGGAGCAAGAGCACGCTCCCTGCGGCCGCTGCTACCTGCCCATTAACCAGGGCAGCCTACCCGAAACCAATAGATTTGCGGAACTCCCGGTAGCCCATCATGCAAGCGTATCCGTTATTGCGCGAACCTACTACCTATGATAGTATAAATAGTCAATGTTCTCTCTATAGGTGTATGACACCTCAAACTTCACGGTTAGCGCGAGGCGCGGTATCATCAAGCAGACGCATGTCGCAATGGAAGGCGCCCCCCGCTCAGCTGTCGCCACGCCGCTGCTGCGACTAGCCTGGATTTCTCAAACGCGA